TCACACCTCCGAGCCAACTGAACTCGGGGCAGTCCCTTCGGACCTGGCGAGGCGTTCAATCCGCATTTGAGTGGGTGACTTGTCGTCACTCACTTCAGCTGTCTGCGCGTCGGGTTGATCCTCGTCGAAGATGGTGTGTACCGATTTTTCGAGCCGGTGCGCGTCATCGGTTGGGATGACCCCGGTCGCGGGTGCCGGTAGGCCCGTGGCGGCCTCGATCTGCACTTGCAGGCCAACATCAGCGAGTGACACCGCGGCGGCGTTGGCGGCGTTGACCACCGCCGCGATCAACACCTCGGCCTGATCCCGGGTCAGCCGGCCTGCCTGGAACGCGGTGTAAACCGTGACCGCTTGGGCTGCCGCGGCGGCGGCCAACGCCTCGGTCCGGGACTGGTGCTGCTCGATGCTCGTCATGCCGCCGGCCTCGGTTCAACCGTCCCCTTCGGGACACCTGCGATCAGGTTCACTCCCGCGGTGTCAAGGGCCTCAGCGCGCCGCGCAATGCGGATCTGAGCAATCTCGTCGTCGGAGTAACCGAGCTTCGCCAGTGCATACGAGGCGGGCAGCAGGTTGGCCTGATACAGCTTGACGACTGCATCCGCCTCCTGGCCACGGATCTGGTTGCGGCGTCAGCCCATTGGACACGGGCCTCGATCTGTAGCGGGTCGCGGCCGTCCCGGACCGCCAGCATCAGCTTGGCGACCTGTTCCCAGGCGCGCCCGAATGTTGCTTGCCGTGCTTCAGCGCGGGCGGTCAGAGATGCTTCGGCGGCGCGCAGCGCGTCAGCGGATGCAGGGTTGTCGGTGAAGACTCCGACGTAGTGGGCGGGCAGCGTGGACACGGCCATGATCTGGCCCAGCAGGATGTTGACGGCGTTCTCGTAGCCGGTGAGAGTGGCTGCGTCGAGCTGCCCGAACTTCGCCTCCGGTCCTTCTGCGAGCATGGCCCGGTTGCCCTCCGGGATGGGATTCACCTCGGTGGTGACCGGCTGACCCTCGTCATCGAGGATGACATTGCCGTTCTCGTCGAGGACTGGCTCCTCGGTCAGCTCGATGCCGGTCGCCCACCTGCGTGGCCGGCCGGTGTACTCGGAGGTGGTCATCATGTCGATCAGCAACTTGTTGAGCGCGTCGACCAACGGCTTGAGGTCGTCGATCTCGCTCGAGCCGTGCCGTCCAAGGATCAGGTCTCCGTTGCGTAGGCCAACGACGGGAACCACGCCCAGCGGGTTGGCCAGGGTGTCCACGAGGTTGTATCCGACTGTGGTGGCGCCGGTCGTGTTCGCGCGGTAGTGGCTGATCTGGTCAGGCTCGTACAACATCACTTCGGTGGTGGTCTTGGTCTCCCACCGCTTGGCGGCCGCAATGATCTGCCGGGTTCCCGGGTCGTGCTGGGCAACAACCTGTTTCGCAGACTCGATAGTGACCTTGGGTCGGCCGAGTTTGTCGGCCCACACAATCACATACGAGTCGCCCAGCAGCAGCGCCTCCCGGTGCGCGACACCGGACAGCTGGTCGAGGTCGTTGCGGATCCAGTCCGGCCACAAGTCGTTGGCGTCTCCGGTGAACCCCGTTACCCGGAGTCGTTCTGCCAGCGCGGTCACCGCGAGACGGGGAATGTTGGAGGCCATACGCCCGAAGCGTTGCCCCAGAGCGATTTTCGCTTCGGGAGACAGAAACGCCAACGGCTGCTCTCCCTGGTAGTAGAGGTTCAGTTCGTGGTAGCGGGCGGCGGGTTCGTCAAGCTTCTGCATCAGGTGCGTAAGTAACTGGTTATCGGTCATGCTGCGAAACTCCTTGTTTTCTTTCGTTTCTTGTGGGTTGCGCGCCAGGTGGCGCGTGAGTGGGCCATGACTAGGCAGGCGGCCAGGTCGATCTTGGGGGCGGTTCGCGACCGGGATTGCTTGGACAGCCGCATGCCCCTGGCGTCCTCGACGATGACCGCGGCAGCGATGTGGGCGGCCAGCTTCGTGTTGCCGGAGTGGGTCATTCGGCCGTTGATCGCGGCACTGTACAGGTCGGTAGTCGCTGCGGTTAACCGGGCCGGGGAATGCGGGAATTCCACCACCGGCAACTTCTCGGCCTCCAACGCCTGCAATGTACGGGTCCAGCGGAACGGGTCGGCGATGATCTCCACTACCTGCCAGCGCCGGCAGCAAGCACGGATGGCGGCCTCCACGTCGGCGATGGGAACCCGGTATTCGGTGTCCTTGCGCTGCGGGCGTTCCCATACCCCGACCACATCGAAGTGCGGCTCCGGTGAAACCGTACCCACCAATAACGCGGTGGTGTCGTCGGAGAACGACCCGTCCAGGGCAATCACCACCTCGGCGCGGTCGGGCACACCCTTACCCGTGGACAAGCTGTCCCAGACTTCCCCGGGAAGAAACTTGCCCTCGGTGTCGGCCGCTAACTGGCACAACCGGGCTCGCCGGAACGTCGACTCTCGGGTTTTGGGCGGCATCAGCGCGTGCAGGGCGTCGCGGTGCAGAAAGTCATCCAACGCTGGGTTGGCCAACTCCCAGCAATGCGCACAGTCCACCGAGTGGTCCTCGAACCCGGCAGCCGAGAACTCCCGCCACACAAGAGATGTGTCCTTCGGATGCTCGGCAGCGTACTGCCGAAGATCCAGCAACACCTGATCCTCAAGATTCGGCCCCGGGGTCCCGATTGCCACCAACGTCGAGGTCTCCCGCTTGCCCTGTGCCAACGTCAACACCTCGTAGCTGTCGCGGTTCGCAACCCCCGCCTCGTCGAGGATCGCCAAGGTGTAGTCCAGGCCCTCCAAACGCTTGGGCTCGGCAGGCAGGCAGTGGAATTGGGCATCGCGAGCCGGGATGACGAGGCGCTCCTTGAAGATCTGCACACGTCTGGCGAGGTCGTCGTCCAACTCACACATTCGGCGGGCTATGCCGAAGACAATGCCGGCCTGCCGCTCATCGACGGCCACAACGCACACAGTGGCACCTTCACCACCCTCAAACAGCTCGTACAGTCCCCACGCGGCCACCAGCGACGACTTACCTGAACCTCGCGGCAGCATCCACCCCGCTGTACGCGGCTGGGGAATGGCGTCCAGCACCGAACCCACCAAATCCCGCTGCCACGGCCGCAACTTCAGCGGCGACCGGGCACCAGTGCCCTTCGGCACCTTCACGAACCGCTCACAAAACTTGCCAAAACGGGCAGACCCGACCGACCGCGGCCGCCACGGCAACGAAGTCGAGTCAACCGACGCCTTCGGGCCGGCCTTCACGGCATACTCATCGAATGATCTGGGTCACTCATCTCGAACCCGTTCCCGGCGAGGAACAACTCGTTAAGACGAACTTCAGCGATTGGAAATACGCCATCGATCCGAGTGGCGCGCTGAACCTCACCAACGGCAAGGAGAAGGTCGTCTTCGGCCCCGGATTCTGGGTTCGCATCGACGACGACACCGGCCCCCCGAAGCGCACTCCGGCGAAGGTGCACCGCGTTCGCTGACCTCACACATACCCCCCGCCAGTGTGTAACGCCCCCTGCGCCTTGGCGTGGGGGTGCTGGCCGGTGCGGTTGGGGTCTCCTCCCCTGGCCTTGCCGCGGCCTCGGTTGCATGAGCCGCAGACGACTTCGGTGTCTGTGCCGAGGCGGATGGTCTTGCCGGCGGCTTTGCGTTCCCATGCGCTGGGTAGGTGGTCGAGCTGCAAGTCCTCGGTGGAGCCGCAGTCGGTGCACCATGGCTGCAGTCGTCGAGCACGTCGCGATAGCTCTTGCCAGGCGGCGTCGTAGCCGCGTTGCTGCCGGGATGGCTTGCGGTCCTTCGGTCGGTGCGAAGGGCATCGCGACTTTGCTGACGGCTCGCCGCACACGACGCATGGTTTGAGGGTCACTGGTCGGTTGCCTTCTGTTGGCGGTGTTGGTGGCGAAGGCGGTCGAGGTCGGTGACGGCCATCGACGTCAGGCTGGTCGCTACCTTGCGTGCGGCTTCTGGTGTGAAGAGGACAGCAAACTCGCCGAGGTTGTCGGTGTGCAGCATCATGCCGATCAGTTCGTTGCCTCCGGGGGCTGCGTAGAAGAAGTCGATCGATTGGGGTGTGAGGGCTATGGCGTCGAGCGGTGGTACGTAGTCGTCGATCTGGCGGTCGTTCATGCGGTGGCTTCTCCTGTTTGCTGAGGGTTGCGGTAGTTGCCGTGGGTGCGGCGTCTGCGTCCGGATTGGGTGGTTGGGGTGGACCGTTCGCCTGGTGGTACACCTGTACTTTTGGTACAGGTCTTATCTGCGCTGGCAGATGCCCGTTTTTGAGGCCTGTACCGTTGGTACAGGTGTACCTTCTGGGTTTCGCGCCGTCCTGGGGAAACGGTGATTTCACGTTCTGTCAGGAGTGCGTCGAGTGCGGGGCCGAAGTAGTCCCGAAGGTCCGCTTTCAGGGAGGTGCGGATCAGGTGGCGTGGTAGCTGGCGGCCGTCTGCCATCTTGCGCAGGATCGCCTCCTTGGCCCGCTGGAGCTTGCGGTCGGAGATGATCTCCTCACGGTCCGCGGCGGCGAGGGCTCGGCCCGCGTTGGCGCTCCGGGACTGTTCGGCGAGGGCTCGCTGGCAGCGTTCGCGGGTGTAGTTGGAGACGTCCATGACGTACCCGGCGAGTGACCAGTCCTCTGCGCTGACGACGGTTCTGCCGTCCAACGCCATGAGAGCGGCAGCCACCTTGAGCCGTGTCAGCAAAGCGTGGCCGTCGAGCGGATCGACGTGTGGGTCTTCGCGTAGGACCGCGAGTCGGTGGGCTCGGATGGCTTTGCTGGCAGTCTCGGGAACGATGAGGTCGACGGTGCTGCCGATAGCGCGTAGCCAGGACGGCCGGCTGACTTTCCACTTGCCCGGGTCGGGTGGAGGTTCGTCGGGTGCGTCCGGGTCGCTGGTGGGAAGCCAGACGAAGCGTTGCGGTAGGCCGCCGTCGCTGGCGCCGAGCAGGGTGTGCGATCGGAGTGGTTGCACGCCGATGGTCAGGCAGGCGCGATAGGAGCCGGCGGCCACGATGGACCTGGTGTCCTTGCCCGCGTTGGCGAACCCCAATTGTTCCCCGGAGTACACCTTCCGTAGCTCGGAGCTGAGGGTGGAGCCCTGGCGGCTGGCGACCGCGGCCACGGTGTCGATTTCCGCGGCCGAGAAGATCGCGGCCGTGACTGGGTTGGGCTCGTCCGGCTTCGTACCGACCGGCCGGAAGGTGCGGTTGATGCCTTCGCCGGAACCGAGGGGGACGATCTCGACGTAGGGCAGCGAGAAGCCGTCCAGTGCAGCAGCTTCTGCTGCGCCTTTGCCGCCACCGCTGGGTCCCACCAGGGCGATGAACAGGTTGAGTGACATGCGGGAGCCGACGATGCCCGGTAGGCAGATCTCCGGCGGGACGGTGGCTATGGCGCGGGCGAGAACGGCGCCGAGTGTGGCCCAGGGGCCGACCCCGCGAGCACGTGCGAGGGTAAGCACGTGCTGCAGGGCCGGCCGCGAGGACCAGAATTCGTCAGTCATCTTCTCCCTCTGCTGCGATCACGGAAGCAAGTTGTTTGCCCTCGTCGGTTAGGTGCGGCCAGAGGCGGCGGGCGCAGTCAGTGCGACCGGAGCGGTGTCCCCATCTGAAGGATTCGGCTCGCCGGCCCAGCCAGGGCCGGATTACCGGGCGTTCGGTTGGCCAGTCGCGGTAGTAGTCGCAGGTGCAGATGTCGAATCCGCATCGCTGGCAATACTTCTCGTCGATCATGACTTGGCGTCCTGAGCGGCGAACGCTTCGACGAATCCGTCGAGCATGATCTTGAGTGCGGAGGCGAGCGCGGAGCACACAGCGAATGGGTTGTCGCTGTCGGTGTTTCGGTCGAGGTGGTCGCCTTCCAGCCAGCGGTGGATGCGCCACGCGAGGCGGCTGGGGCCGAGCCTGGTGTCGAGGACGACCAGCATTGCGAAGGTGTTGCAGTCGCGTTCGGTCAATCCGTCGAGGACCCTCGCGTCGACTAGTTCTCGGATGAACGTTCGAAGGAACTCGCCGTTGAATAGTGAGTCGGCGTTCTCGATGCCTGGATCGCTCGCGATAACCTCGGCGGCCTGGACGAGGCGTTCATAGCGGTCGCCGCTAAAGCGACCATCCTGGTCGGTGTCGCTGCTCTGTGTCATGATGGTGGAACCTTTCTGTTCGTTGCGGATTGATGGGTTGCAGCGGTCCCCGTTGGTGTTGGCGCACACGGGGACCGCTTTCTTGTGAGTGGTGTTAGGCCGCATCGCCGCTGATTCGGTTGGCCTGCAGGTACTTCAGGACGTCCTCGCGTAGGTAGCGGATTCGGCGACCGACGCGGGTGTACGGGACACCGCGGCGTAGGTAGCGATCCTGGGCGAGGCTGGCTTCAGTCGTGCCCAGGAAATCCGCCAACTGACGAGCTGTAGCTACCGGCGGCAGCGACATTTCCGCCATCAGGTGACCTCCATTTCTCTCATGCGTACCTTCATTAATTGAAGATCCACTTAAGTCTTTATCACGTGTGGTCGTGACACGCAACTATTTCTTGTGGAGTTTCATCTTTTGGAGGTAGAACTGTGTGATGGCAGGTAAGAAGCTTGAGCTGGATGAGACCGGCCGTGCCGTGGCGGAGAACATCACGCGCATACGTACAGCCCGAGGACTGAACTACACCGAACTGTCCAAAAATCTGATGCGGTTGCATCGCGACATAACCCCTCTCGCGGTGCGTCGAATCGAAGAAGGGCAGCGGCGGGTTGACGTTGACGATCTGATGGCGATTGCTGCCGCCCTTAACGTTTCACCCGCTGCGCTTCTCATGCCGCGGGCAACTCGTACGGACGAGCTCGTGCAGACAACAGCGATGGCCGAACCCGCGACGGCTGAACGGGTGTGGGACTGGGTTGCTGGTGAGCAGCCGTTAGTTCCCTACGGGGACCTGTCCGGGAACGATCAATGGGTCGAGTTCGCGCATGCGTCCTGGCCGGCTTGGAGAGTTCGGGAGATGTACGACCAGATGTATCAGGGAGCGGTCGAGGAAGCCCGCCGAGAGGGCCGGGACCTTGCCAAAGAAGTGGCCGCACTGGAGGCGCGAGACGACCATGGCGACGATTGAAAAGTACGAGACCGCTTCGGGTGTAACGCTTTACCGCGTTCGCTACCGCAAGACGGATAACCGTCAAACCGACAAGAGAGGGTTCAGGACGAAGAAGGCCGCGGAGGCGTTCGCCAACACCGTCGAGGTCAAGAAGTTGACCGGCGAGTTCATCCCGGAGACCGCCGGCCGCATCACCGTTGCCGAGCTGGACTGGCTGACTCGCAAGAAACAAGCCACCGCACCCTCTAATTATCGGATGATCGAGTCGGCTTGGCGCGTTCATGTCTTGCCGAAGTGGGGGCGCTGGCAGGTCGCAAAGGTCACGGTGCCTGATATTGAGTCGTGGGTAGCGCAGATGGTTCGTGACGGCCGGGGGGCGACAACGGTGCTGCGTGCCCATGGCGTGCTCTCCGGTGTCCTCGGGGATGCGGTGAAAGCGAGACGGCTGGCGTCGAATCCGGCCAGGGGCATCGAAGGGCTACCGCGTAAGTCCGCTCGCCGGCACGTTTATCTGTCGGCTGACGACGTGCACCGGCTGGCCGCTGAATCTGGCGAGCACCGGCCCTTGGTCTACGTCTTGGCGTTCTGCGGCCTGCGGTGGGGTGAGGCGATCGCGCTCCGGGTTCGTGATGTCGAGTTCCTGAGGCGACGCTTGGTCGTGGCGGAGAATGCAGTGCAGCTCGGTGTCGATCATGCGGTCGGGCAGACGAAGGGCCGCGCGGTGCGGTCGGTGCCGGTGCCGTCTTTCGTCCTCGACGAGCTGTCGCCGTTGTGCAGTGATAAGGAACCGGGCTGGCTGGTGTTCGCGGGCCCGGACGGGAAGTATCTGCCGCGGCCGAAGTCGAGTGGTGGCTGGTTTGCCGGCGCCGTGAAGAGGTCGAAAGTGCAGCCGATCACTCCGCACGACTTGCGGCACACCGCGGCCAGCCTGGCGGTCTCAGCCGGTGTCAACGTCCTGGCGTTGCAGCGGATGCTCGGGCACAAGTCTGCGAAGGTCACTTTGGACACCTACGCCGACCTATTCGATACCGATCTGGATGCAGTTGCGGTCACTCTGCACAAGTCCTATTCACTCGAAAAGTGTGGGCAAAGTGTGGGCACAGAGTGGGCAGGTAGCGGCTCAGCAAACAAAGAAATAGGCCTTTACCTGCAATGCAGGGTCTAG